CAAAATGTGTTATCTCTATATAATACAACGTACTTACTCAAATTTCTATTATAGGTCATAATACCTATATTTCCAAAAACATATTTAAGGAGAATAATAATGTCAAAAGACTTATTAAAGGAAGCAATCGCTGATGCAAAGGCTGTTCGTGAAACTGCAATTGCAAATGCAAAATTAGCTCTTGAAGAAGCTTTTACACCTAAACTACAATCTATGTTATCTACTAAAATCGCTGAAGAAATGGATGATGAGTTAGAAGAGGAAGAAGAATTAGCTGCAACTGATACATCTATCGAAGATGAAGAAGCTGCTGTTGCTGATGACTCAACTGAACTTGCTGTATCTGATGAAGAAACTATTGCAACAGAAGAAGAAGTAGAAGACGAGGTTTACGAAGAAGGTGAAGAAGAAGAAGATTTAGAGCTTGAATCTATTATTAGAGAGTTGGAATCTGAAGAAGACTTAGAAGAAGAGGAAGAAGAGGTTTTAGAACCTGTTGCTGAATCTGACGAAGTTGAATTAGAAGAAGACGATGAAGAAATGGATTTAGAAGAAATTATCAGAAGTTTAACTGAAGAAGATGAAGAAGAAGTTGTTGAAGAAGAAGAGCTTGAAGCTGAGCTTGAAGAAGCTTACAACACAATCAAATCTTTGAAATCGACTATCAACGAAGTTAACTTATTGAATTCTAAATTACTTTTCTCTAATAAACTATTCAGAATGCATAGCTTATCAGAATCTCAAAAGATGAACGTTATCGAAACATTCGATAGAGCAAGTTCAGTAAGAGAAGTTAAATTAGTATACTCTACTTTAGCTGAATCTTTAGTACCTGCAACATCATCTAGAAAGAGAACTGTATCAGAAGGATTTGCTTCAAAAAGATCTAGATCTACGAAACCAGCACAAAATGTAATCGTAGAATCTAATAACTTTGCATCACGTATGCAAAAGTTAGCTGGACTAAAATAATTTTTAATTTAAACTCATAAGGAGATAAAATAATGTCACAAATAAATGACTTATTAAATGCTTCCCAAGCACAATTTAGTGCACAAAGAAACGAGACTAAAGGTCTAGTTACAAAATGGGAAGCTACTGGTCTTTTAGAAGGAATCAATACAGAATATGACAAACATAATACTGCAATTCTTTTAGAAAACCAAGCAAAACAACTAATCTCAGAGACAAATACTAACAGTACTACAGCAAATGCTGAAGACTGGAATGGAGTTGCTTTACCACTAGTTCGTAGAATTTTTGGTGAATTATCTGCAAAAGAATTTGTTTCTGTACAACCAATGAACTTACCTTCTGGTCTAGTTTTCTGGATGGATTTCAAATACGGAACTGATAAAGGTTACGGAACTGGATCTTTATTCGGAAATGCTGAAAAAGATGGTCCTATTTCTACTACTGCTGCACTTTACGGTGAGCCTGGAGCAGGAGCTGGATATTCTTTAAATGCAACAGCTACACTAATAACTGCATCAAATGGTACAGCTTCTGTTTCAGCTTTAACTGATTACGATGCTGACTTAGGAATGGCTGCATACTTAGTAGACGAACTTGGTGCAACGCACAATCCAATCGCTGTTGAATCTGATGGAGACATCTTATTTACTGGCGCATTATCTGGTTCATTATACTGGTACACAAATACTAAAGATGCTACTAAAAGAGGTGATTTCGAAGATACTGTAATGCCAGAGTTTGGAAATGCTAATGTTGCAAACGCTGACTTAGGTATTCCAGAAATCGAAGTACAATTAGAAAACGAAGCTTTAGTTGCTAAGACTAGAAAGTTAAAAGTTAAATGGTCACCTGAGTTCGCTCAAGATCTTAACGCTTACCATTCTATCGATGCAGAAGCTGAATTAACTTCTATGTTATCTGAGTACATCACGATGGAAATCGATATGGAAATTCTTGCAATGTTGAAAGAAGCTGCTGCATTCTCTGCAACACACGTTTTCCCAACATTATCAGGAGGTACTAACTATACTGATCAATTCGCTACTATCGGTCACACAATGCAAAACATGTCTAATACTATTCACCAATCGACAATGAGAGGTGGTGCAAACTTCGTTGTATGTTCTCCAAAGGTAGCAACATACTTAGAAAACATCCCTGGATATTCTGTTGATACTGAAGGTACTGCTGCTAAATTTGCAATGGGCGTTACTGCAGTTGGGTCTTTGAAAAATAGATATACTATTTACAAGAATCCATACTGGACAGGCGATGACATCTTAATGGGATATAGAGGAAATCAATTCCTTGAAACTGGTGCTGTTTTTGCTCCATACATTCCGTTAATTATGACTCCATTAGTGTACGATCCTACGAACTTTACTCCAAGAAAAGGTGTAATGACTAGATACGCTAAGAAAGTTGTAAGAAAAGATTACTACGGTGTAGTAA